AACTTTTTCATTGTTCGGGCTCTATACCTTCTGCTGCCTGACGGACGAATTCAATTAGACCAAGGGTTCCATGCATTGTTCCCTTGGCAGCCACGGTATACGAGTCTTTGTCCTTAGTCTGGGACTGGTAGCCAACAAAAATCATCTCATCGTGACGGTTCTTGAGTTCCTTGAGGATCTCACCTGTGGACATGAATTCAATAGGAGTAGACATTCTTTAGCCTCTTGAGAGTTTTGATGTAATGAGAACGGCTGTTACGGTCTTGGGCTTGATGGGCTGAGAACAAGGCAACAATCTGTGGATGCTTGATTACCGAATACCGTGCTACCTGTTGCAGATACTTCATGGCTCGGTTTCCATAAAGAGTCCAGACAAACACCTCGTTATCTTTTTCCCTGATGTTTCCGCCCCACTTGTCTCGCATCAGGTCTAAAACCCCGAAGTGCTTATTGGTAACTTCGACGCATGGGCTGTTGTTCCATCGAATGCATCCCTCGCCATCAAGCAAGCCTGCGGCAAAGGCGTTCAGTGTGTTTCGGCCCAGTTGTCCCCCACGCGGTACTCGCCGTCCAGTTTGCATCGGAACCTAAAGTCCTCTCCGGCCCGTGTAATGGCCTGTACCACAATCTTACCGACCCTGTCGGCGTGTTCCGGATGAGAGGTGAATTGATATTCATCATGGATGGAAGCAACCTGATGGACATCAAGCCTGTTGTACGCTAACTCGCTGTGGGCAATCACACAGGCTCTCTTCATAACCACAGCCCCGGCCGATTGAAGCAAGGTATTCAGGGCTGCGTGTTCTGACCGGGGCATCAATGGACGGCCATCCAAGCCCCGTAGAAAGCCCTTAGAAGCCAAGGAGGAGGCCACATAGTCCTTGAGCAGGCCATAGGCGGGAACCCGTGCAACGAAGTTGTCACGCGCCTTGCGGCCACGCTTCTTGTCCCCACCTAGTACGAACCCAAGTTTCTCATCTCCGGCACCATAGATCAGGGCATAGATCGCACCCTTGGCTTGATTGCGGATCTTCTTGTGTTCTGGGTTAGAGGCATCAAAGGCATCTGAGGTCAGGCCGAAAGCCTTGGCATTAGCCCAATGGATGTCTCCCTCAAGGATCTGCTTGGCATACAAACCCTTGTCGAACTTGCCAAGGAAGTGAGCAAGGCACCGCAGTTCCAGACCGGAGGCATCAGCACCAACCATCTTGCGACCCTTGCCTGCATAGAACAGACTTCGGTATGCAGGCTCGGTAGGCACTTGGGCCATGTTGGGACGGCTGTGGGTACAACGCCCGGTGATTGCGCCATTAGTGTTCACTCGGCCATGAATCCGACCATCAGTCCCAACCACCTTCATCCAAGCCTCGTCGCCATCAGCCAACTGACCAAGCCGCTTGACTGTAGTCAGGTACTCAGCAAGAACAGCAGCCTCGGGGTAGTCCAAAGACGCTAGGACAGACTCGTCAACTCGGGGACGGCCATCGGGAGTGAACTCCTTGGGTTCCCACTTGTACCGCTCTTTGAGCCGTTCAGCGATCTGCACCCGGCTGCCGGGATTAAAGATCTCAGTCTTGGGCTTAAGAGGCTTCCCAGTCTTCTCGCTGATACGGGGGATGACCTTGGGTGGAAAGACCTGTTGCATCTGGGCCTCCAGTTCCAAGAGCCGACCCCGAAGCGTCGAGTGCAATGCCTGAGCAGCCTCGACATTGAACGGGAACCCGTAACGCTCCTGCTGCTTGATGATTGCAGCAAAACCGTGTTCAAGACTACGGGCATCTTCTGCCCCAACCCAAGCCTTGTGATTCATCAGGCGCTTGTACAGCGTGTCTGTGACACGAACATCCTGCTTGCAGTATTCAATAAGGTCGTCCGTGACCCTATCGAATGCCGGGGCTTCAGCCTTGGAGATGCCCAAGCGGTATCCCCAAGCCTTGAGGCTGTGGGATCCCACCAGTTCCTTGGGCATCTCCGGAAGGCCAAAGTCCTTCTCCCGTTGATCGGGGTTGAATAGCCGTGCAAGCACAAGTGTATCACAGATACTGGACTGTGCAGGCTTGAAGGTTGGATACAGCCGCTGAATAGCAGGGATGTCGAATGACAAGATGTTGTGGCCGACAATGGTGTCAGCCCTCATCAGGATATCGATGGCATCCTTGGGATTCAGCGACTGTGGCTCTTGGTCATCCACCTGAACCACGAAACACAGAATCTTCTTCATGTCGCTCAGATTGAGCCAGTCGTGAATGTCGTTTGTTTCGATGTCGAATGTGACCCGCATTGTGTTCTCCTTTAAATCAGATCGTGTTTTTGTGTACCGCATTGGGCAAAGTGTGCCCTAAGTTTTCGTATGGCTATTTCGTGAGTCCGGTGGGCTGTGTCCGTGGTAATGGGATCGTCCGGATTCTTCAAGGTGTACTGCTCTGCAATCCAAGCCCAAGTGGGTTCCCACACTATTTGACTAGTGTCTCGGTACTTATATACAGGCTTGTACCCTTGCTTGCGGACAAACGAGATCAGTTGGGGGCTGACACCGAACATCCGTGCAATCTGAACGCCAGACACTCCTTCCCGTGACAACTTGATGACTTCCGAAACTTGAGATTCTGTGAGCCGCCGTGGATTAGCCACAATCGTCCTCCAGTCGCTCAATGCGCTTATTCAGGTCTGAGACTTGCTTCATCAAACTTCGGATCAGTTCAGCAGCCTTGGCCTTGATCGGGTCATGCCACAGATAGTCCCGAATACCGAAGTCTGTGCTATGCAGGCACAAGACTCCGTGTTCTAGGTCCTTAAGGATGCTTTCAATTTCTTCGTCGCTCATTGCGATCCTTTGATTCATCAATAAAGTCCATGAACAGGCTGACGACGGTTACCACGGCGAAACCCAAGCCGCCAAGACACCCAACAAAAAACACACATACTAAGAAACTTTCTACGAGGTTCATCGCTTCTCCTTGAATCATTAGATGTCTCCTTCTTCTTGCAGTTCAAACTCGGCCAATCGGCCTGATTCCTTGAAATATCTCAGGGCTCCTGCAATACCTGTGTCACCCGTGAATCGATTCTTCAGCACACGCATCACCAGTTCATTTGGGTTCTCGCCCTGTTGGTTGCGCTCAAGACCAATGACGGCATCAGCCAGTTGAGCAATGGCGTGGGAGCCACGCAACTGGGCCAGACTGGTGGTTGCTCCTTCTTCATGCCCACGGTCCCCATCAGGACGGCGCAGATGGCTGACCAAAAACAGGGCGCATTGAGTCTCCTCAACCAACGACCGTAGGGAGGTCATAGCGTTGTCGATCAGCCTGCGCTCGTCGCCCTCACCAAGACCAGACACAACGATGCTCAGGTGGTCGAGAAACACATACTTGCACCCACACGACTTGATCATGTAGCGCATACGAGCCAACAGATTCTCTGGGTCCACGGAGCCAAAGTGATCAAACATGACCACCTTGGACACCGTGGCATCGAACGCTTCCTTCTTCTGTTCCTCCGTGATTCCGCGATCAACCCAGAAGTAAGGAGGGCTGTTCAGATGAAGGCCCATTAGGTTCCGTGCCGTTCTTTTGACGGATTCTTCAAGCATGAGCAGCCCCACTTGTTGCCCTTTCCTGACAAGGTGTGACACCAGTTCCCGGCACACGGATGACTTCCCGATTCCCGTTCCGGATGTGACCACAACCAGTTCTCCTTGTCGAATGCCCAACAGTTTGTCGTTGAGTCCCATCCACGGATACGGGACGGAGTCGTCGGTGTCTTCTTGAAGAACAACATCCCAAAGGTCTTGGCCCAACACCACGCCATCAGGTCGATAAGCCTTCGCGCCCCATACAGCATCGATTACTCGCTTTCCTTCGCCCTGTTGCAGGGCTTCGTTTGCATCTTTGAACCCCACGATGGTGCCGATCTTTGCCTTGCCGGGGGTCAACAGCATGGCACATTCTTTTGCAGCCTTACGGCCCGATTCATCATCGTCAAACAAGATGACTACTGATTCAAACTTCTCAAGCCATTCCAAATTATTCTGGAACGACTTGAGCGCACCTTGGGCACCGTTTGGGACGGACACCACAGGCCATTTGTTTCCGAACAGTTGAGACACCGTCAGCGCGTCTACTTCGCCCTCAACAACTGTGACCATCTTGCCGCCATCCCGCCATAGGTGCGCTCCATACAGGGGCAGGCTCTTGGTATCCCCAAGGATCAGGAAGTCCTTGGAGGGAAACCTCAGTTTCTGGGCTATAACATTTCCATCCTTGAAGTACTGGGCTACTTGGACAAACTGACCGCTGTATTCGCCAGTCCCGTAAGACCAGAACTTACAAGTCTCTTCGTTGATCCCACGCTTCTTGAGTGGGGAAAATGTGATATCGATCATTGCGGAGTCCTTTCCTTTCTCTGGAGAAATTTGAACTTCTCCGTTTGGGTTTTCGTAGTGCCGACAGCCGAAGCAGTAACCGTGGCCGTCACTATATCTGGCTAAGTTGTCCTTTGATCCACAGGCGGGGCAGGGCTCATGTTGGACGAACTCTGACTCGTTCCGGTTCAATCTGACATTCCTTCCATTCAACTTCGATTCGGGGAGAGTCGCTGTATCGCTTGGTTGCTTCGATTTTCACAATCTGCATATCGTCATGCCACGCCCATTCATTGAGCGCATCAAGGATGGACTTCAGGTGATTATCGATGTCTCCAATTGGATACGGATTGCTCGGGTTCTTCGGCCTCTTGCAATAGAAGTGAACCACTACTGCGATTGGCCCCGCTACTGGACAACCCTTGGACTTTTTGAGGGCACCAAGGGCTGTCGTAGCGGCTTGACGAAACTTGTTGTAGGACTTGCTGTAGTAAGCAAAACCCTTGCGTGAAACGCGCGGACGGCTAGCCGGAACAGGTTCGACCCACAACACCAGTTTCATCAGAAGTCGAACCAATCTCCACACTGGATTTCTGGAGACTCACGCGAGTCATCCGTGGAGACAACAAAGCCATCCGTGGCCTTGAACCCATAAGCGTCGAAAGAATCTCCGGGCACATATTCCTTGAGATCAAGGATCTGAACCGCCTTCATCCGCAGGCTGACTCCGGCACCCACCATGGCGGTGAAGTACGGGATCACCTCAAACGAGACACGGATCGTAGATCCACTCCCGATGTTGGGCGGGTTCTGAAGAGCGTTGCCCTGAGCATCGAACAGCATCGGCTTCTGAGCCCACGACTTGTCCTCGTTTCCTGCCTTGGCCTTCAACTTGAACTTGATGCGGACACGACCATCGTCGGTTTCCTTGATGGGCAGTTCTGACCGCTTCAACTTCTTGCCGCCACGCTTCTCACACTCGGCCTTGTAGGCATCGTCTGCGGCCTTCTTCAGGCTACTGAGGAATTCGCTGCCGTCCTTGCTCTTGGGATCCATCTCCAGATCCACGCTGTATACCCCGTCCTTGTCGAACTTGGTGTCAGGGGCGTTCAGGCGAGGATACACAGCGGTGCCCATGGGCGAGGTGAACTTGATGAACTTACGCTTTTGCATTACTAACTCTCCTTGTCTAAGGCTTAGACTCAATTGAAGTAGTACTCTGAGTCTAGCACTTTCGTGATGTCCAAAGTACCGTACTCTGGCAACTCAGGTACTATAGCAGATCCGGGTAGTAGTG